TCAAGTTAAACTATTTATTGATACAGCTTATAGCGACTGGAGATGGCGTAGCATAGGTCTAATAGTGCATATGGCCTTTCATTGGGCGCAACGTATAGGAGATATGCGTACACTTGAATGGTCTAGTCTAGACCTAGTTAATAATACAATGGCGTTAGAGCAGAGTAAGCGAGGTACTGATGTATTTATTCCTATCCAAGGAGGGTTGATTGATGTTTTACGCCAGCAAGAAAAAGACTTTGGGTTCCAGCCCTATGTTGTACCTAGAGTAAATCCAAGAGCAGGGTCATACTCTCCCTATGATGATCATGAGATTTGTGGGCTAGTTAATGAAGTTAAAGAGGTAGCTGGTCTACCAAAGAACTTGACAGCAATGGATTTAAGGCGTACAGCTATTACTCAGATGGTAGAAAATGGCCTAGATGCAGTAGGTATTATGCAGGTTAGTGGACATGCTAACCCGCAGAGTATTAAGCCTTACTTGGTAAACACCCTTACAGGTGCTACAACAGCACAGGCTTGCAGAGAGGATGAATTAATATGAATAGTGTTTACAAGTACATAGAAGACTTAGACCTGTCAGAGGGCGATACTTTGCGTTGTGACTGCCCTGACTGTGGCGGTAAGAATACTTTCACTGCTAATAAGGTGGGCGGGGCTGTACTCTATAACTGCTATAAACTAGGGTGCAAGATTTCAGGTATCCAAACAGTAGGCATGACTGCTGCTGACATTCAGGCTGTTATGCAAAACATACCTAAGCCTAAACCAAAGATAGAGGCTATGACAATTCCCTCTCATGTAATAATGAGTACAGACAATTCTTACTTTGTAGATTTTAGAGACAAGTGGGATTTGTGGGATCAGGGCTTGATGTTTGATCTTAAGGATAGTAGGGCAGTGTTTCCTATCTTTTATAAAGGTGTTCTGATTGATGCCATAGGCAGGGCTTTAAGGGGTGCTAATCCTAAATGGCTGAGGTACAGCGGTAAGGCTGATTACTTTATTGCAGGTACAGGCTCTACTATTGTAGTTGTTGAGGATGTTATCAGTGCCATCACGGTAGCTAAGCTAGGCTTCACAGGTATGGCAATACTGGGTACATCAATAAGTGATGCACATATGTCACAGTTAGAAAACTATAATAGCATTGTCGTAGCGTTAGACCCTGATGCTACACACAAGACCTTGAAGTATAGACAAGAGATAGAGTTATGGACAGGGGTACGTACTATAGCATTAAGGCTTGACGACGACATTAAATATCGTTTAGAGTCTGACATTGAAAGTCTTAAGGAATATTTATAATTATGGAAGGATATAGATTATGTGGGCATTAGTATGGTTTCAAGCATTGACAGGGTTAGGAATTGAACACTTCCAGATAGGTTATTACGATACCTCTCAGAAATGTAATGAAGAATTGCAATCAGCCTTGGTTATGAAGACAAGCACAAACATTAAGATTGCTTGCCTATATTTGGGGGAAAAATAGAATGGACTACATCGTTTGTGAGCCTGATAAGCTTACTAACTCAATTATTAACGTAACACTGATAGACCACATGGGTACTGACTTGTCGGTAGTCAATGCAGCAAGGGTTAGCTTCAACAAGACAAGCAGCTGGGAGCTTACTGATTGGCGTGACAGTGATGACTACGCTAGAAAGAAGGTACTAAACGAGGGTGACACCAAGCTAATCAACTACCTAGCTCGGCATAAGCATATATCACCCTTTGGTCACTGCTTCGCATCCTTCCATGTCAAGGCTCCTGTGTTTGTCGCACGACAGTTGGTCAAGCACAAGTTCCTACGTTGGAATGAGATTAGTCGTAGGTATGTTAGTGATACCCCAGAGTTTTATGAGCCAGATGAGTGGCGTGGTAAAGCTGCTGATAAGAAACAAGGCAGCGGCACAGCGTTAGAAGACCAAGCTATACACATTGCTACAACACAACGTATTGTTTCTATGCTGTACGCAAGTCTGTTAGAGAGAGGTGTTTGTGAGGAACAAGCAAGAATGATATTGCCACTTAACCATATGACTGAGTGGTACTGGTCAGGTAGCCTTGATGCCTTAGCTGACATGTGTAACCTTAGATGTGCAGGTGACTCACAGCTAGAGACTAGGTTAGTAGCAAATCAAATATGTAACAGTATGAAAGAACTGTTTCCTGTATCATGGTTTGCATTAAGAAGGGAGAATCGAGTATATGATGGAATTATCACTAATTAGAACCCTATACGATCTGGAGTTCTACGAAGAGCATAAGGGTAAAAAACTCTCCAAGCTTTTCACTAAAGATACACGTAAAATAAAGCAGGTACTAGACAATGCAATGGAGAAGTATGAGCGCAATATCTCTACGGCAGAGTTAGAAGCTTTATTCTTTTCTGAGTACAATACGCTGACAACAGCAAACAAAGTTCTATATGAAGGCCTATTTGCTAAACTAAGAAAAGAACAGCCTATGTCTAGTTCTGTAGCAGGTGACGTTCTTTCTCGTATGTTTCAGCAATGGTTAGGGGAGGAGATAGCTAAGGTAGGTTTTGACTACGTTAACGGTAAGCTTACAACTTTAGAACCTCTACGACAGATTCTAGATACGCATGAGGATGACTTCATGCCCAATACAAGTCCAGAGTGGGCTGATATTGGTATTGATACAATTCTTGAGGCAAGTAACACACAGTCTCAGTGGAAGTGGAACATCCCTAGCTTGGCTGGACAGATTCAGGGTATCAGCGGTGGTCACTTCATTATTGTAGGTGCTAGGCCTAACATAGGTAAAACAAGCTTCCATGCATCTACTATTGCAGCCCCTAAAGGTTTTGCTGAGCAAGGTGCTAAGTGTATGGTTCTGTGTAATGAGGAGGAGTATATTCGTGTAGCTGAGCGGTATTTATGTGCTGCGTCTAGTATGGATACGGATGAGATTAAATCTAACTATGCTTTGGCTGCTGCACGTTACAAGAAGGTGCGTAATAATATTTGTATGTATGATAGTACTGGAAAAGATTTAGATTGGGTAGAAAGCGTTATTAAGCATAGTAAGCCAGACTTAGTAGTGCTTGATATGGGGGACAAGTTTGCCGTAAAGAGTAGTGATAAGTCAGACGTATACCTTAAGGCAGCTGCTATCCACGCACGTAACATTGCCAAGAAGTATAAGTGCGCTATTATATGGATGAGTCAGCTATCAGCAGATGCACAAGACAAAGTATATCTTGATCAGTCTATGTTAGAAGGTAGTAAGACGGGTAAGGCAGCAGAGGCAGACCTCATGTTGTTGATTGCGAAAAATCAAGTTACGGAAGGTAATGATGATGATACGCAACGACACATCAACGTAGCTAAGAATAAACTAAAAGGTGGATGGCATGGTGTTGTCCATTGTGAATTAGATGGTGGCAGGTCTCAGTACCTAGCCTAGAAAGGAACCCTATGCGGTTTGTATTAGACGTAGAGAATACTACTAAGAAGAGGGGTGGCAAGTTGTTCCTAGACCCTTGGGAGCCTGAGAACCACTTAGTTAATGTGGGCGTACGTGATGTAGACGATGGTACAGAGACTTTGACTTTTGACTTACAGCACAAAGAATACGTAGATCAGTCTGGTATTGAATCTAAACGTATACAGAAAGTACTTGATCACACTACCCTTCTAATCATGCACAACGCACAGCATGACTTGGCTTGGTTGTGGGAGTGCGGCTTTAAGTATGACGGTGCAATATGGGACACTATGCTGGCTGAGAGTATTTTACTTAGGGGTAACAACCTAGAGATTACGCCTAGTGGTGTAGCCAAGAAAATCTCTTTGTCTCTAGGCAACACAGCTATACGAAGAAATTTATACTTTCAAAAGGATGACACACTTAAGCGTTACTTTAAGCAAGGCTATAACACAGATGAGATACCCTTATCTGAATTAACCTTTTATCTTGAGGCTGACTGTAACACTACTACGGCACTCTTTCATGAGCAGGAAAAAGACTTCTCTCAGCAGGACTCTCTTAGCTTAATTAGAGTTAGGGATACGACCTTTGAGGTGTGTAAGCTTTTAACACGCATGAAGCAGTCTGGTATGAAGGTAGATCGTACAGCACTAGATGCAGTACGTAAGGAGTATGAAGAAGAGCGGGGTGCTATTCAGTCACGCCTACAGATGCAGGTACGAGAAGTTATGGGTGACACACCTGTCAACCTTAATAGCCCAGAGCAAATGTCTCAGGTTATATTTAGTCGTAAGCCTCACTCAAAGGATGAATGGCCTAACTTGTTTGACAATTGTAAGAGCCTGAGTGTTTTGAAATCTATAATCAATGCTAACAGCAACCCTCTGTATCGCACTGAGGCCTTCACTTGCCCTACCTGTGAGGGGAGTTCAGAAACATATAAAGTAAAGAAGGATGGGTCTAGGTATTCCAAGGCTAACAAATGTAAAGACTGTGATGCCAGAGGGTATCAACTTAGGAAACAATCTCGTATGGCTGGGTTTGGGTTCTTCCCTCCTAACGCTTCTTGGGTTAGTGCTAGTGGTTTCTCTACAGGGAAAGATATACTTGATACACTAAGAGCTACAGCAATAGACAACAAGATGGATGTAGCTGTAAAGTTCCTAGGCGACTTAAAACGTTTGAATGCTGTGTCAAGCTATTTGTCAAGCTTTGTTGAAGGTATTGATACTTACACTAAGCAAGATGGTTTACTACATGTGTCTTTAACGCAACACATAACGTCTACTGGGCGCTTCTCAGGGCGAGAACCTAATATGCAGAACATGCCACGTGGGGGTACGTTCCCAGTTAAGCGGGTGTTCGTAAGCCGTTGGAGCGGTGGGAAAATATGTGAGGCAGACTTTGCTCAATTAGAATTTCGTATCGCAGCCTTCTTATCACAAGATCGTGTTGCTATGGAAGAAATAGATACAGGCTTTGATGTACACGCTTATACCTCAAAAGTTATATCTGATGCAGGGCAACCTACTACTAGACAAGAGGCAAAAGCTCATACATTCGCCCCTCTTTTTGGCGCTACAGGGCATGGCAGAACAAAGTCTGAAGCTGCTTACTACCACCACTTCCTTGATAAGTATAAGGGTATAAGCTCTTGGCATAAAAAGTTAGGAGATGAGGCTATACGCTTTCAAAAGATTACTGCTGTATCGGGTAGGCAGTACTCTTTTCCAAACACAGTTAGGCAATCAAATGGTAAGCCTACCAACTTTACTAGGATAAAAAATTACCCAGTGCAAGGGTTTGCAACTGGGGATGTTGTACCTGCAGTCTTACTTGAGATAGATAAGAGACTAAAGGACTTACAGTCGTGCTTAGTTAACAGCGTACACGACTCAGCGGTTATAGACATACACCCTAATGAAGAGAAGGAGGTTCTAAATGTTATTGATGATATCAATGCAAATCTAGGTGTAATTATAAACAAATACTATGGGGTAGAGATGAATGTACCCCTACTATTAGAAGCCAAAATGGGGCCGAATTGGCTTGACACTAAAGATGTTTAGTGGTACAACTACGGTTCATATTAAGCTCGAAAGGATATATAATGAGCAACGAATTAACTACTAGTTTTGCGGATGATGACTTTGCGTCAGCTATGGGTTTCTCTACTGAAGAGGCTTCAAGGTCTGGCCCAAGCATCCCTCGTCTGTCCCAGATGCAGTCACCTATTATGGTTGAGGAACTTGATGCGGATGGGGAATTAGAGGAAAAGGTTGTAGTACCTTTAGGGGCCTTTAAGCTTAAAGATGCCTCTGGTAATGAGGTCTACACCCGCAGCGCCGTTTTACGCCTGTTTGCCCAGCGCCAACAGTGGACGCAGTGGGATGGTGTTGCAGGGAAGATGAACAAGACTGTAATGGTTAATGTATTGAAGGGAGACCTTAAAGATACGCAAGGGACATTTAATAACGGACGCCCCAGCAAATATTTCAAAGATTGGAATACCTTAGACGCAGACACGCAGTCTCTAATTCGTAGTATCAAGAATACTAAAATATTGTTTGGTAAAGTTACACTAGGTAAGACAATAGATGCAGCAGGTAACGATGTAAAGGGTTACGAAGATGAGATTGATTTTGTCATGGAT